CAAAACATGCCACCACCACAACCGAAGCCACCATCTGAGTTTGAGAAAGTATCACAAATACAAACACAACAAAAAGCTGCTGAAGCTCAAATGCAATATGAAAATAGAATGCGTGAGATAGAATTAAGATATCAGAAAATGATGCTTGACTTCGAAGCGAAAATAAAAGAACTTGAAATGAAGTACGAGTCTGATATAGATGAGAAAGCTATCAAGCGAGAAGCATTAGAGATGAAAGGTATTTCACAATCTAATAAAGAAATGCTAGATGCTGCAACTAAACAACTCTTACAACCACAACAACCACAAGGAATGAGTGTAGAAATAGATGTCGAACCTGGAACTGGAAAGCAGTAGAGGCTCAAGAGCAAAAACAATTTTAGAAGATGAGTTGTTTCAAGAGACTTTAGAAACTCTTAAACAATCTTATACTGAAGCGATATTTCAAACAGGACCAAATGATGAACTTGCAAGAACAAAGATCTATCTTGCATATCAAATTTTAGGTAAGTTTGAAAACCATTTCCGTACTGTTATGGAAACTGGTAAACTTGCAAGCAAACAATTAGATGAGCTTCGCAAAAAATAGCACCACCCATCTGGAGTGCTTTAAATAACACTAACCATAAAGGAGTGTACATATGGCTGATGAAGCTACAAATGTATTAGGAGCTGCAAAAACCCTATCAGGTTTGATGCAAAACCTACCTTCTGAACCAGCACCTGCTGAACCAGAAGAAACAACTGAAGAAGTTGTAGAAGAACCAACTGAAGAAATCATACCTGCAGAGGATGTAGAAGAAGTTGAGGTAGCTGAAGAAGCTACAGATGACGCTGAACAAGATATTGACGAAAGTCCAGAGGAACCTTCATATACTGTCAAAGTAGACGGCAGCGAATTGACGGTCACCCTTGATGAACTACTTCGGGGATACCAAAGAGAAGCAGATTACACACGCAAGACATCAGAACTATCTTTAGAGAAATCAAAGTACAATGATTTAATGCAACAATCTCAAGGTGAGATTAACAATAAGTTGTCGAAACTTACAGAGTTAACCAGTATGGCTCAACAAGAGCTGCAAGCTGAATACAGTAACATTAACTTTGAAAAACTTTACGAAGATGACCCAACAGAAGCTGCACGATTAGAACATAAGATGCGTAAACGTGCAGAAAATTTAGGTAGAATACAGGAAGAAACTAAAGCTAATCAAGCTCATGAGTTTCAAAAATACTTACAAGACCAACAACATAAAGTTAGTAGTCTTGTTCCTGAGTTCAATGATCCTGATAAAGCTAGCAAACTTAAATCTGATATGCGAAAATATTTATCTGGTTTAGGTTATGGTGATCAAGAGATCAATAGTGTTTATGATGCAAGACAAGTCTTGTTAATTAAAGATGCTATGACTTATGATAAACTACGCAAGTCAAATCCTAAAGTTACAAAGAAAGTTGCTGCAGCACCAAAGGTTCTTAAACCTGGTGTAGCTAAAAACAAAACTGATGCCTCTGCAAAAGCTAGACGAGACAAACTAAATCGTCTGAAGAAAACAGGAGCTGCAAAAGATGCTGCTTCTATTTTTAAAGACTATCTATAAAGGAGTCCTTAAATGGCACAACCAACAAACTTGTACGATACGTACGACACTACTGGTATTAGAGAAGATTTAGTAGATGTAATTTACAATATATCTCCTGAAGATACTCCAATACTTTCTGCAATCCCGAGAGCGATTGCAAAACAAACTAAGCATGAGTGGCAAATAGATTCATTAGCTGCTGCTGCTTCTAACGCTGTAATCGAAGGTGACGATGCTACTATAGACGCTGCTACTGCAACTGCTAGAAAGCAAAACTTTACACAGATTATGGACAAAGTAATTGCTGTTTCTGGCACGCAATCATCTGTTGATGCTGCTGGTAGAGCTGACGAAATGGCTTACCAAATTGCTAAGAAATCAAAAGAACTTAAAAAAGATATGGAGCTTGCTCTTTCATCTGCTACATTAGCTGCAGTAGGATCTGCAACTGCTGCTAGAACTTTTGGTGGACTACAATGTTGGATTGAAACTAATGGATCTGCTGGAACTAATGGAACATTATCAACTGGTGATGGTACTGATGCTCCTGGTGCAGGAACAAATAGAGCAATAACTGAAGCAATCTTGAAAGAAACTATCCAAGAAGTTTACACTGCAGGCGGAGATCTAGATGTTCTAGTTGTACCACCTAAAGTAAAACAAACTATATCTGGATTTGTTGGAGCTAGTAGTTCTAATCCTAGAATGTTTACTAGTGAAGATAAAACTTTTGGTGCATCCATTGATGTGTATGTATCAGACTTTGGTAATCTTCAGATTATACCTAACAGAACTATGGCTGGATTAGAAACTTGTTTCTTATTACAAACAGACATGGCTGCTGCCGCTTACCTAAGAGATTTCCAAGTGAATGATCTTGCTAAGACTGGTGACTCAGAGAAAAAACAACTACTAGTTGAATTTACTCTAGAAGTTAGAAACGAAGCTGCTCACGGTATCTTATTAGATATTACTGAGTAATTAATAATTAGGGGGAGCTTCGGCTCCCTCTTTTACATAAGGAAAAAATATGAAAGCTCCAACAACATTTAGACCAGGCGCAACACAGACTGTAGCTGTAGGAGCATCTTCTGCTGCTTCTAGTGCTTTTAATGCTCATACTAGAGAGATCAGAGTAGTAACTACTGTTGATGCTTATGTAGCATTTGATGCTGCACCTACTGCTAGTTCATCATCTTTGATTGTACCTGCATTTACTGTAGAATATTTTAGAGTAGATTCAGCAAGTAAAGTTGCATTAATCAGAGTTGGTTCTGTAACAGGAACTGCTAGAATAACAGAACTTAGTCAGTAATGAGACCAGGTTTTATATCAATACGAAGTCAGGATCGCTACCGTAATCGTAGGACAGATGTACCTAATGATGCTATAAACCTAGAAGATTTATCATACCTATTATTAGAAACAGGCGATAACATCATACGTGAAGATGGTGTAGGTGTTTCTTACTTTACTGATAATCCAATCCAAAATTAATGGAGTTTAGTGAATTAGTAAAAGTATTACAAATTAAAGAGCAAAGCTCTAAGCAACAAACCAAGAACAAACAAAGAACAAAAGTATTAAGAAAGAGGATTAAAAATGGCTGATAGTAAGATTAGTGCATTGACAGCAATGGAAGCTACTGCATCAGATGATGTATTAGCTATTGTAGATACAAGTGCAACTGCCACTAAAAAAACAACTTTAGAAAATATATTTAAAGGAATACCTGTAAGTATTGGTGTTAACGAAAGCACACCACTTGCTAAATTGCACGTAGTTAGAGATGCAGTAAATCATTCAACACAAAGTTCACTAGCACCAATATTTGTTGAAGATGATACAAGACCAGGTATTTTTATTTCAGGTAATTTAAATAACATAGGTATTATACAATTTGGTGATAATTCAGCAATTAACTCTGGTGAGATTTTTTACGATCATAGTGCTGATAAGTTTAGCTTTAGAGCTGCAGGCACTGTACAAGCAACTTTAGCTGATGGTGTTATTGCTCCAGAAACAGATTCAGATGTAGATTTAGGTACAACCTCTTTACGCTTTAAAGATACATTTGTAGACACAATTACAACTACTGAAGCAATTAATGGTGCATTGAAAAGATGGACTGTTAAAACTTCTGCATACACAGCAGTAGCTGGTGACAGATTATTAGCTGATACTGCAACAACAGCTGCATTTACAATTACTTTACCTAGTAGTCCTGCAGTTGGAGATGAAATACATATACTAGATAGTGCTGCAAACTTTGACAGTGCTAATTTAACTGTTGCTAGAAACGGAAAAAAGATACAAGGATTAACTGCAGACTTAACATTGACCACAGAGAATACAGGTATTGGACTTGTGTTTATGTCTGATACATATGGTTGGAGAGTTTTAGTTGATGCATATGCTGTAGATACAACGGAGCTGTAACATGTCAGATATATATAATCCTAACCAGGATATACATATAGATAAAACAACAAGCAAACTTGTAGTAAAAAAATCACAAGATACTGAATCTATACTTAAAGCTAATAAGATAGCAAGAAACCATACAGAACAAAAAGGTGAGTTTCAACGTATAGCACAGATACCATTGATTGCATTACAAATTAAAACTAAAGAACTATTTGGTCATTCTAATTATCATCAACTACATGCAGATGATCAAAGAGATATTATTAAAAAGATGATTAATAGTAATGAGTTCGAAAACTTTAGAACAGGAAGTAAAAGGTTATAATGGCTTTAAACAATTATGCAAATTTAAAAACAGCTATTGCTAATTTCTTAGCACGTGATGATTTGACTACAGAGATAGATGACTTTATAGATCTTACTGAAGCAGACTTTAATCGTAGATTAAGAATAAGAGATATGGAAAGTGTTGATAGTGCATTTACTATTGATGCAGCAACTGAAGCATTACCTACTGGATTCTTACAGATAAGAAGTTTTATTTTAACTAGTGCTACTCCTGATAGAGTATTATCATTAATGACTCCCTTTCATCAAGCTGATACACAAGACTTTACTAATACAGGTGTACCTAGAGCTTTCTCTATTGAAGGATCAAACTTTAGATTTAGTCCTGCACCAGACAGTACTTACACAGCAAGAATAGTTTTTTATAAAGCCTTTGATAGTATTGATAGTACAACTACAACTAATACTATTTTAACAAAGTTTCCTGATATATATTTATATGGTGCATTATATTATGCATCAACATTTATTAGAGGTATGGATCAACAAACAGTAATACAATTTAAAACTCAGTATGAAGCTGCAATTAAACAAGCAGAAGATGCAGATGCTTTAGATAAATACAATGGCTCACCTTTGATTCAAAGATCAGGTATTAATATTAATCATTTAGATAACGTAAAATAATGCAGTTACCTTTTGGAGAATGGCTACCAGACTTACCAGAACATGTTAATCCTGGTGCTACACAAGCACGAAATGTATTTCCTGCAGTAAACAGTTATAGACCATTTCAAAATATAGCTCCTACTACAAGTAATGGAACTACAGCTAGATGCCAAGGTGGTAAAGCATTTAAATCTGATAGTGGTGTAGTATCTATCTTTGCTGGTGATGCTACTAAGTTATACAAAATAACATCTAATGCTTTTGTAGATGAAAGTGGCGGTACTACTTTTAGTTTTCCTGCTGAGTCCTATTGGGATTTTGTAAGGTTTGGTGAAGTAATTATTGCCTTTAATGGTGATGATGCTGCTCAAGCATGGACTTTAGATTCATCAACTGACTTTGCTGCATTAGCTGGATCACCTCCAGTATTTAGACATGCTGCTGTTGTTGGTAATTTTTTAGTTACAGGATTTCAACCTACTGCACAAAACAAAGTACAATGGTCTAGTTTTAATACACCTACTGCATGGGTAGCAGGAGTTAATCAATCTGACTCTGAAGTATTACCTGAAGGCGGAGTTATTACAGGAGTTACTGGTGGACAGTTTGGTTTAATATTTCAAGAAGATCGTATTACTAGAATGGATTATCGTGGTGGTAATGTAGTATTTTCTTTTAGAAGAATAGAAGATAATAGAGGAGCTGTACAAGGTAAGAATATAATACAAGTAGGTAACCTAGTGTACTATCTATCTGAAGATGGATTTTATGTTACTGATGGTTCTAGTTCTAAACCTATAGGTGCAAATAAAGTAGATCGTTTCTTTTATAATGATCTTAAATTTTCATTAAGAGAACGAGTAAGAGCATCATATGATCATGAAAACAAATTAGTTATGTGGTCTTATCCATCTGCTACTGGTAATAACTCTAATACTCATAATGATAAAATATTAATATATCATATAGCTAGTAATAGATGGTCTATTGTAGAATTAGAACATGAAATTATTATTGATTACCTATCACCTGGATTTACTTTAGAAGAACTAGATGACTATCCTACATCAGGTACAAATGATTTAGATGCAATAACAGTATCACTAGATAGTGCTGTATTTATTGGTGGCTTAAGAACATTAGGTGCTGTAGATACAAATCATAAACTAGGATCATTTGGTGGAGATGCATTAGAAGCAGAGATAGGTACAGCAGAACAAGAATTTGCAAAGAATAGTAGATCATTAGTTACTAATGTAAGACCTATTGTAGATACTACTGCTGCTACAGGAACATTAAGTTTTAGAAACAGAGTTGCTGATACTGTTACTAATACTGCTGCCTCTAGTATGCATGCTACAGGTACAATGCCTTTTCATAAATCAGCAAGATATTTTAAATTTAACTTAACTATACCTGCAGCTACCACGTGGTCAGATGCACAAGGTATAGATATAGAAGCAATCAAAGAAGGTTATAGATAATGGCACAGTTTGACGATTTAGTAGCAAAGTATAGAAACTTAAGTTATGGAAGATTAGCAGGAACTAATCCATCTGCAGTTAATTCTTTATTAAATGCACAAGATAGAGGTACTAACTCTATTACTAGTCCTAATTATTTTGGTAACATACCTATAGAACAACAACAATATATTGAAACTCCTACTGGTTTTATAGGACAAAATCAATTTAGAATAGATCCAAACACTGGTATACCTGTATTTGAAACACCAACTACTGAAGCTATTAAAAAAGGTATTGAGATGGGTGGAGGTACTGCAGGCTCTGGTGCTTATGATCAAGATGTAGATTATGGTGATCCTGGTTATGCAGGTGTAATACCTGTAGATCCTGATACTGGTTTAGTAGGCACAACCACAGAACAACAACAACGTGGTGGTAGAGATGGATACAGATTTGGTAAACCAGAACCTGATCCAACTTATAATCCTAATTTATTAGGTCAGTATTTTGGTTATAACGATCCAAAATATGCTCCAAGTCCTCTTGCTTCTGCTGATACTATTAGTGATTACTACAGTAGACAACAAAGAAATGTAGATTTAGATAATCGTGTTGCAACTAATCCAGAAACCTATGGTTATACTGGGCCAGTAGCTAAAACAGGATTGTTAGGTTTTCTAGGAAATATTGGTAAAGAAGGACTAAAAGGTAAAGGTACTAAAGAAACCACAGAAGCAGCAGCTAAAGCAGCAGCTAAAACAGAAAAAGAAATAACTGACGCAACTA